TTATCTATGGTCAATTTAATTCTGCAACTTCATCACAATATCTTACTATCAACGGAAAATTAACTGATTATGGAGAAACAGTTCAGGGAAATGAACACCTTACTGGTGGACTTTATGATTCTACAAATGCTACAGGCACAACAAGACAAATACTTACATCAACAGGGACATCTACCATTTGGACAAAACAGAGAATGACTATTCAAATTTTCACATCTGGCTCAGGAACATATACAACTCCTGCTGGAGTTGCATATATTGAAGTAAAAATGGTTGGAGGTGGAGCAGGAGGTGGAAGTGCGAATGGTGTTGGAACAAGTGGAGCAACTTCAACTTTTGGCACAAGTTTTTTAACAGCAGGTGCAGGTTGGGCAGCAGTTTCAAATAGAGCCAGTGCGACTAGTTCTGCAACTATTGGAGCAGGTGCAATAGGTGTTGCACTTGGAGGTGGAGCTGGACAAGGAGGAAGTTATACTGCAAATACTACTGCTGGAGAAACAGGAGGTATGGGTGGTTCAACTCCATTTGGTGGTGCTGGTGCAGGAGGTTCAAATGCGGCTACTTATGGAATTGGAACTTCTGCCACTCCAAATTCTGGTTCAGGAGGAGGTGGTGCTGGTGGTTTAAATACAAGCGGTGGTAATAATGCTGGAAGTGGTGGAGGATCTGGCGGTTACATTGATGCTTATATTACTTCTCCAGCAACATCTTATTCTTATACAGTTGGCACGGGAGGAAATGGTAATACAAGTGGCACAACAGGTGCAGGAGGAAATGGAGGTTCAGGATTTATAGAAGTAATAGAATATTATTAAAATGGAAAATTTAATAGATAAAAAACAAGATAGCGAATTGCAGAAACATATTGAAGATAACAAACATGATTTTGCTTCTTTGAATAGAAAAATTGATATTTTAATTCGTAATGACGAAGAAACAAGAAAAGCGACAAAACCGATACTTGATGTATTTACGACAGCTTCAACTTTAGGAAAATGGCTTATGGGAGTATTAGTTTTTATTTCAATTTTGATAGGAATAATTTTTGAATTATTTAAAATATTTAAAAAATAAATTGGATAAAAATTCATTTACTCAAAATACTGAGACAATGAAGAATTTAACTGAGGTAGTTTTGAGAAAATAAATGAAAAGGTAAAAATATTAAAGATATACTTATAATATATATGTAGAAATACACTAAATATATGTCAAAATTTAAAGATTTTTGGAAAGGATTAACAGAAATGATTGCTGAAGAGCTAGAGGGTTCTGTTAAATATAATGAGATTGGAGATAAATTCCATGAAATGGCAGAAGATGAAGAAACTCATGCAGAAATTTTAGAAGAAATAGAAGCAGAAAAGATGGGAATAGAAGGTGCAGGTGCAATACCCAGTTCAAAATTAGCTAAACAAGACTTAGAAGGTGAGACAAAAAAGGCTGATGTTATAACAAATACTCAAGAAAAATTAGACGATTTGGGAGACAAAGCAGAAGAAATGAAAACAGCAGATGAAGTAAATGGAGTTATCAATCAAATCAAAGTAGTACAAGAAAAAAGACAAAAAGCTCAATTGAAGATGAGAGGACAACCAACTACTAAAGCATTTAAAGAGAATTGGAAACAAACAAATGGAAAATAAAAACTTATTTACAATAGTTGAAAGAAGAGGAAAAAATCCAAATTCAAGAAATGGATTTAAAAAAGGATATACACCTTCTAACACTCAAAGAGAAAAAATGTCAGAAAAGGCAAAAATTACATTAAATGGATTTAAAAAAGGAAATACACTTGGAGTTGCAAACAAAGGAAAGATACACTCGGTGTGGCAAAATGAAATAAACAGAGAAACAATGTTGAAGAATATAATGCAGAGAAAAAATATAAAGTGGTTTGATACACGACCTGAATTGAAAATGAAAGAATTGCTCACTGCTCTTGGAATTAAATATGAGTTTCAATACAGAATAGATTCTTATGTTGTAGATTTCTATATTCCTTCAAAAAACATTGTTTTACAAGTTGATGGAAATTATTGGCACAATAGAGAAGGAGCACAAGAAAGAGATGGGAGACAAAATACAAGATTGGCAGAATTGGGATATACAGTTTTGAGATTTTGGGAAAAAGATATTATGAGCAAAAAAATACAACTATGTCTTTAGATAAACAAAATGATAAAATAATAGTTGCTGAAGCAAATGGAGATTTTCCTTTTATTTTCTATATAGAAAAAGCTCTTCAAAGTATGGAAGGAGAAGATATGGTTATAACTGGAATTGCTTCAACTGCTAATGTGGATCATGATATGGAACGAATGTCTGTTAATGCAATGTCCGATATGGCAAACATCATTAATGAAAAAACTGTGCCATTAAGATTAGAACATTCAAAAGAAGATAGCGCAATACTTGGATCTGTATTTAAAGCTTGGATGGATGAACGAAATCAGTTATGGATTAAAGCAAGAGTAGACAAAAATCATCCAGCAGGGCCAATTTTATATAATGCATTAAAAGAAGGAGCAAAGATGGGATTATCTGTCGGAGGTCGAGTTAAAAAGGCAGTGAAGGAAATGTCAGAGAAAACAGGGCAAATGGTAAAAACTTTTTATAATGTTTTGCTCGATGAAGTATCAATTACGCAAAGGCCTGCAAATTATGACGCATGGTTATTTGCTAAAAGTAGAAAACAAGAAATAACAGCAAAAGATGTTATTTTGAACAGAGAAAAATATTATGGAGAGTTTTTATTTGAAAATCAGCATATGGATTATATGCGAGCATTCGCAAAATCCATCCCTGCCGATAGCTGGAAAGAGGTCAACGAACCAGCAATTATTAATAATTTAATTGAAGATATGAGAAAAAATACAAAAGAAACAACTGCTGAAAAAGCAGAGACAACTGAAGAAACAACAGAAACAAAGAAGGCTGAAGAGACAACAGAAACTAAGGAAAAAGCTGAGGATACTAAAGAAACATCTAAAGCAGAAGAAACAGAAACCAAAGAAAAGGCTGAAAATACAAAAGAAACAGCCAAAGCTGAGGAAACAGAAACAAAAGAGAAAGCTGAAGATACAAAGGAAGATACTAAGAAAGCAGAAGAGACTAAAGAAAAAGCTACAACTGAAGATGAAAAATTTAAGTCAATGGTTGCTGATGGATTTGCTACAATGACAAAGTTTATGGAATCTATGCAAAAAGCAACTGATGATAAAAAAACAGATTCAGAAACAAATGAAAAAGCGATAGAAGAAACCAAGGAGAAAGCTGAAACTGAGACTAAAGAAAAAGCTGAAGAAACAAAAGAGAAAGCAGAAACAGATGAAACAAGCACAAAAGAAAAGGCTGATGATAAGAAAGATGATACCACAACAAGTGAATATGCCATAAAGAATTCCATGAAGAAAATGCAAGCAATTATGAATAAAATGGAAGGAAAGGAAGAAACATCAGATACTGTTACAAAATCAGAAACAACAATTGATCAATTAGTATTAGCAATGGCACAAGCAATTGACAAGATATCAGAAAAAATGAATGCTAGCGGAGTAACAATACCAGGATTCCAAAAGCACATAGTAGATCAAATTAAATCAGATCCAGATATCCAAGCTGTTATTAAAGAAATGATGGCAACTCCAGGATTTAAAAAATCAGTATCTATGGGTGTTCCATATATGACAACAAAAGAAGGTAATAGATTTGCATTGACAGCATCTGAAATGTCAGAAACGACAATTAGAAAAAGTCAAAGTGCAGAGAAAAAATCATTTAAGCAAGTTTATAAAGAAGACTTGGCTTCGATTAAAGAATAGTTAGTTCAAATTTTGGAGATAAATTGAGATAAGTCGAGGCAAGTCGTAAAAATCTCTTCGCTCACTGCTCCCAAATATTATTAGTTTTATAAGAAATTATTATGAGTGATATAACAGGAAAATTAGATAAAGCTCTAGATAAATTCTCAAAGGCAGTTGATATTTCTTTTGCAGGTCCAACACCTAATTCCCTTCTTGCTAGACAAGATTTGGAATCAGCGATTGTTGTACTTTCAGATCGTCAGACACCTTTTAGAGATAGAGTATCTAGAATGAAAGGAGAAGGTCTTGCCCACCTCTGGAATCAGAGAACAAGATTGGATACATTAGCAGATGGACCATTTGGATTAGTAAACTTGTTCTATGCAGACGGTGATCTTCCAAACAGCACAGATCCTACCTATGTTCAGAAAACAGCAGCCTATAAATATATGGGAACAACTGCAATTATCACTGGACCTATGATTGCATCTGGTCGTTCATACATTGATATCGAAGCAGAGATTGCAGAAGCAGCTCTACGAAGAATTATTCAATGTGAGGAATGGGCAGATTTCAAAGGTGACTCAGGTGTTAATCCTCTATCATATGATGGATTTGATACACAGATAACCACAAACATAGTTAACAATCTTGATGCAGCATTGACAGCTACAGGAGTTACAATTCCTCAGTTGGATAAATGTATTAAGTTGGTAAGACTACAAGGAGGTTCACATCTAGATGCAATATATTGTTCTTTTGGTATGCAAAATGTAATCAATCAGATTATAGCGCCATCAGCAAGATATTTTGTACAATTAGATACTAAGGAGAATTTGCTCACTGCAGGTGATCACGTTACTTCTTATTCTTCTGCAATTGGATCAGTTCCAGTTATAGGAGACTTCTTCTGTAATCCAGCATTGCCATATCCTGCTAACGCAGCAAGTTCTTCAGGAGCACAAGGTACAGCAGCTTCAACAATTTATTTGTTGAGACATGATGAACAAGGTGTTCAAATGGTTGACTTGGTACCGCTAGGCAGAACAGAATTAGCAAAATTGGCTGATACTGTAAGATTCTATATAAATCAATACACAGTTCTTGCTCTTAAAGCAGAACCATGGGTTGCTATGTTAGAAAGAGTTGCAGATCCAATAGTTTAATAAGTTAGACATTGCTTGCTTCGGACAGTATCCTTTTCGAAACTGTCTGAGGCATGAAAAGGAAGCAATGGTAAGATCGTTTACATATGTTAATCAAAATCACGGGAACAAAAGCATCAAGTATCTTTTTGGATAATATCTTCTATGAAATAAATAAAGTCATAGAAGTTCCATTTTCTTTAGCAATGAAGCTTAGTAGAAAAGTGCATATAGAATTTATAGATTTTTCAGGAAAGGATTATGAGCCTAATTTATTTAAAAAAGAAAAATATTTTGTATTTAGTACTAATATCGATGCAACATCAGGTTGGGGTAATCTTGGATATAATTTCTTAAAATATAGTCCTGATTATCAAATAGCTTTATTAGGAAATTCCAATGGCATTGCTGATAGAGTATCTTCAAAAGCATTAAATACAGAAATACAAGAAAATGGTTTATGTGTATGGTGGGAACAACCATCTGAAAAATTCCTAACATCACCATTTAAAAAAAATATTGCAGTATTAATGTTTGAAACAACATTAGTGCCACTAAGTTGGGTGCCTAGATTAAATAAATTTGATGCATTAATTGTTCCCTGCAAACAAAATAAGAAGATGTTTGAGGATAGCAGGGTTAAAATACCAATAGAAATAGCAGAATTAGGCATCGATATGACCAAATTTTACCCACTAGAAAGGAATAATAAGGTATTTACATTTGGTCATATGGGTTTCTTGAGTACTAGAAAGGGTACAGACATGTTAGTTAAAGCCTTTCAGGAAGCATTTCCTAATAAAGAAAATGTAAAACTCATTTGTAAAACATCCCACAATCAATATCATTTTATGGTTAAGGATAAAAGGATTGAGGTTCAAGTTGGACCAATATCGCATGCAGAACTTATTGATAATTTCTTTAAGAAAATTGATTGTTTTGTATTCCCGACAAAGGGTGAAGGTTGGGGATATCCTCCGATGGAAGCAATGGCTACAGGAATTCCAGCAATTTGTACAAATTGGTCAGGACCAGAAATGTTTTTAGATAAGAAAGATAGTTATATTCTTGATTATAAGTTAATTGATGCTGAAGATTTTACTAAAAATATTTATAAAGAAGACTGTGGTCAATGGGCAATGCCAGATTACAATCAACTAGTTAAATATCTTAGACATTGTTATACTCATCAAGATGAAGTTAAAGAAAAGGGAGCAATGGCAGCAAAAAGAATAGCAAAAGATTATGGTTGGGAAAAGAGAATCAAAAAATTTCATGAGATAATAGCTAAATATGCATAATAATTAACATATGACAAACGAAATTCGTTCAGGCAACATTGAAAGTGGATTCATTACACCAACAGGATTAAAAAAGAAAATTCCTGTAGATAATCCATATGTAACAAAAGACGAATTTATAGAGCATCCAATAGCAGCAGGATTAGGGTTATCGACTACAACTTCAATGTATATAAATGGTGTTCTTGATAAGATGATACTTAAAGCATCAGCTCAAGCAAATAGAATCTGCAGACGATACTTTGATACACAAACAATTGATGAAACAAAGACAGGATTTAGAGCACAACCATTTAATCCTCAACTTACTACTGTTGTATTGAATAACAGACCTTTCAGAAAAGTCAATTCAATTTATATTCAAGTTCTTAAGTGGTTTATTCAAGTAGATACATCTTCTCAAAATTCATATTTACAAGAATTTCCAGATTTTGGATATTATAAGATTGTTCCTCTTCTATCGACTTCTGGAACAGGTGTTGGATCACCTATACCCGCTGCAATTCTAGACAAGGTTGCATTAGGCGTATTATGGACTAACTATACCTCTGGATATGGCACAGACCTTTCAGGAATGACCTTAGACCAACCTAGTGGTATAACCGACCTTATCAGATTTCAAGCACCTCTCGGGTCAAGATTAATAGCGCCCGATCAGACATTAGAAGTATATAAAAATACTACATTATTGACTATTGGAACTGATTATACTGTTGATTATCCAAATGCCATCATTACTCTTAAAACTGCAGCAAGTATTACTGATGTAATTACAGCAAATTATGTATCTAATGAATCAGTACCATTTGATATCAAAGAAGCTGTTATTTTATTAGCAGCATATTATATCGGACAAGCAGCTTCAAATCCTCTTGGAGCAGATTCACTCGGAATTCAAACTTATTCCGTTTCATACGGTGAGCAAAACAAAATTGAGAAAAGAGCAAAAGAAATGCTGGATCCGTTCGTCAATCGAAACTTTAAAATAATCTAATGATAGACTTCCTATTCAATGAAAATGTAATAGTCAAACGAAGACCGAGTTTAGGCTCTGGATCGGGACAGGCATCAAGAGATTCATTTAACAATCCAATTTATGGAGCTCCAACAGCAGGATGGACAACTGTATACTCTGCAATGCCATGTAAATTAGCTTTTAGTGGAACTCCAATTGAATTTTCGCCAACTGGAGAAAGGGTGAAACCAAGTGGAGTTCTTTATTTTTCTTCAGACAATGTTTTACAGCATGAAGATAGAATAATTACAAGTAATGGAATTGAGTATGTGGTTACAAGTTTACAATATGCTTATATGACACCAAATGTCATAGACCATTCAGAAGCTACGGTGGAGCTCCCCTAGAATAAAAATTATGTCAACAAAAAAAGGAACAAAAAGACCAGATGTTGTAGAAAGGAACAAAAGCCAATCAATGAGAATGGTTGTTTCTAATACTTGGAAAAATAAGGACAATACACTGAGAAAGAAAAAAATTGGAATATCAAATTCAATTTCTCTAAAAGGAAAGCCATCAAATTCAAAAGGAAAACATTGGAAATTGTCAGAAGAAGATAAAATGAAATTGAGAGGTAGAACTCCATGGAACAAAAATCTCACAAAAAATAACAGTGAAAAAGTTAGGATATATTCTGAAAAATCCGGAAAGACTAGAAAAGAAAGAGGTTCTCAGAAAGGAGAAAAGAATGCAAAGTTTGGCAAACCAGATCCAGCCAGCAGAGACAGAATAATAAGAACTATGCAGTCTGGAAAAATGAGTGTGAATACAAAACCTGAGATGAAAATGAAAGAGATATTAGAAAAAGCAGGAATACACTTTGAAAGACAGAAAAGAATAGGGAGATATTTAGCAGACTTCTTTATTTCTGAATATAATTTAATCATAGAATGCGATGGTGATTATTGGCACAATAGACCAGGAGCACAAGAAAGGGACAAGTTAAGAGATGCTGAAATAAAAGCAATGGGTTATGATGTTATAAGATTTTGGGAGCATGAGATAATGAAAGATGAATTGGATGTAATAGGTTGTTTGGCAATAGAATTACCATAATGAATAAATTTAAACAAAATTGGATAGAGAAAAATGAACACTCAGAAGATACTTTTGAATATCATGTTCATGTTAGATTGACAAATGGAGATGAATTTGATTTAGATGATACTGTTAAAGCTCTGACATCTTATGATGCTTCAAAAAAGATAGAGAGATTGTTATCAGATAGATATCCAAGAGCAAGATTTAGTAAATACAGCATAACCAAAAGATGAATTTCAAAAACTTCTACAAAGGAATAATGAATGATTTACCAGAAAATGAAATGTTCTGGAAGTCAAGCACAACTGCTCTTACTATAAAAGAACTGCAAGAAGCACAAAAGTTGATATTTGATTTACAAGCTAAAGGACTTCCTTCAAGTAAAATTATTGCAAAGTTACAATTATGGAATACCAAACTTACAGAGAAATATAGAGCAGAGAGAGTTTTCTTTACAGAAGTCAAGAGAAAAGAAAGTCAACAAGTGGCAGATGCAGGAGAAAAATTAGATCTTGATAAATATAGAGTTATTCTTTCACCACATGCATGCCCTATTTGTAGAAAAATAAGTAATGATGGTAAGAGAATATATGATGCAAATGATATAGCTGATGCAAAAGAGATCCCTCCATATCACCCAAATTGTTATTGCATATTGATACCAAAATAATTATATGAGAAATTTTAAATTTAATACAGACAAATTAGAGAAAACAATAAAAAATCTCAATGGGGAAATTGAGAAAGTCTCTAAAACATTGCAAAAAAGAACACAGCAAGCAACTAATATTGTGTATATAGTTGCAACTGCAAAGAGAGCTAAAATATCTAAAGAAGAATACAAAGCATCATCTAATCAATACATGAGAAGAATTAAAGAAGGTAAGAGTGCTGGTAAAATGAAAGCTTATTATGTTTCAGATCCAAATGCAACAGTAGGAGTTCCAGTTGATACAGGAGCACTTCAAGAAAGTATAAAACAGGAAGTTGTAAATAAGGGAGGAAAATGGCAAGGTAGAATTTTTACAGACAACCCTTATGCAAAAGCAATAGAATATGGAACTTCAAAAATAGCACCAAGATCTTTTATGAGATCTGCATTATCAGAACAGTCGGGAGTAGTCAAGTCAATATTTAATGCAAAAATGTAATGAATGAAATAATACAAAAAATTATATCCGTTTTAACAAATGATTCAGCACTTACTGCAATAGTTCCTGCTACAAATATTTTTGTAGGTCCAGTTGACATTGTTGAAGAAACTCAAAATGGCTTGTATCTTCCACAGATAAACATACATGTAATTACAGAAGTTTCCAGGACAGTTCCTTTAAATACTCGAGACACCACATTGCAGTTAGATATTTGGTCAAGAAATAGTCAACTTGAGGTCGTTCAGGTTTATGAATTGATTATTACGGCATTGAATTATTCGTCAGCAGACCAATCAACCGCTCATATATATTGGGAGAGGTTGAGTGGAACTTCTGATGATTATGAAAGTGACAGAAGAATATTTCATAGGAGTATGACTGTGGTCGTATGGAGTCAGAAGCCATAATTTATTAGTTTAATAAAAAAAATATCATGATTAAAGAAATAGTAGTAAGGTTTGAAGATGGTTCAGAAAAGAGTTTTGCAAGTTTTGAAGAAGCAATTGAAAATACAGTAGGAGTAGAAGCATTGCCAGAAACAGAAGATGCCAAAGAGGAAGTTTCATCAGAAGAAACTCCAGTTGTAGATGAAGTCGCATCTACAGTTGAGGAAAGTTTATAAGTTTAATTATTAAAATATTATGGGAAGTTTTCAAACAGCAGGTAATACAGTAACACAAAGGAATGTATTCAATACAGGTACAATTGACTTTGGTGGTAATAGGTTAGTTGACATTGATAATATTACATTGTCAATAGAATGGTCAACAATGGGACTTTATGTCTTGAATTCAATCAAACCACAAGATTTGGTTAGACATACACAAAAGATAACAATGTCAGGAAAGGCAAAATCATTTCCTGCAGAATTAGTAACAACAACATTGGGTTCATCTGCATCAGGAACACCTAATGAAATAGATACACTCGATGGACAAGCAACACTACAAAATCCAGTTGTTACATTATTTGATAGAGAAAATAGAGAAATCCAATATCAGTTCTCAGGAGCATTATTCAAATCATCAAAGTTGACAGCAGCAAATGAAGCTTATGCAGAGTTTGATTTTGATTTAGAAGCAATGGATATAGCAATACTATATACAGAATAAATTTATGGAGAGCAAAGACCAAACAATGTATAAGATAGTTAATCCAGAATTTACTTTTGAATTCAATGGTAAAGAATATAGAATTCGAAAAGCAAATATGGATAAAGCAATAGCTTATCATCAAAGAATACAGAACACTAAAGATCTTCCTGGAAAAGATTTTAAACTTGTTTGCTATTGTATTTATCTTGTATTAAAAGATAAGGAGCCAGACTTGACAGAACAAAATATAATTGATAATACACCAGCAGATTTAGACATTTTGGAATGCCTTACAACACTGGGTTTTATCTCCCCGAAGAATATGGAGATAGGGAGAAAGGTGGAAGAGAATCTAACAAAGAAACTGACTACAGACAACTCTTCTGCACCCTCATTGATAGAACAGGATGGACACCAAGTCAAATCAGAGAATTAACTTTTGTTCAAATAATTGAGTTGTCCAAAGGTTGGTCAAAAGAGGTTGACAAAAAGAGAGAACTTGATTATCAGGATTTGGAACTGTTCAATATTGCTTCGGGAATACCAATAAAATATATTAAAAAAAAATAAATGTCAGTACTTGATACATTAGAAATAGTTGTCAGTGGAGATTACTCAAGTCTTCAAAGTGCTCTTATGGGTGCTCAGAATACTATTAGTAGTTTCATAAGCAAAGTATCTACCCAAAAAATTGATTGGAGTAAACTTTTTGGTGGTCAAGGTTCAGCATCTCAAGCAGGTTCATCAACTGCTACAAAAGTAGCATCTCAGAAAATGGATATTTCTTCAGCAGTCGTTAATATTGCATCTGCATCATCTAATTCTGCAACATCATTGGTTCCAGGATTATCAACTTCAAGTGCAGCAGCAGGACCAACAGAATTGGCAACTGAAGCAGAACCACTTGTTGAAGGATTAGGGTCTTTATTAACTCCATTATTAACAGCATTGCCAGGATTAATTGCAACTGCTCTTACATCTATAATTTCAGCTGGAATTTCAGGTGCTATAACAAATCAGCAATCTTCACAAACTAATGCAGTTGCTGGAGTGACAGGAAATGCTGCTACAGGAAGTATTGCAGGAGCACAGACAATTGCAATGAGCACTGGACAAAATCAACAAGATATTCAAAAAGCAATTAATGATTCGACAGGTGCATTCAATACACAAGCAGATGCAATTACTTATGTTACCGAAGCAGCAGACTTGGCTGCAGAAGGATATGGAAATTTTAATGATATAATTTCTAGTACACTTCCAATAATGACACAATTTGGAATTACAACTGGTCCAGCTGCAACAACAATGATGAATGAATTGATGACTGCTGCTAGTGGTGCAAAAATGACTGTTAATGATTTTGCAACTAGTTTTAGCCAATTTATTCCAGCCTTAAAATTGGGTGGCACAAATGCTTCAAATGTAGGAGATGCATTTTCCACCTTTAGTGGTATTATCGAAGCCTTTGGTGGAGGAGCAAATGGACTACCAACTGCAGAATCAGATTTTACAGCACTTGCAGATGCAGTTTCTAAAGGTGGAGATCCTATTACAACTATGGCAGGAGGTATGGATAAATTAAGAGCTGATATTGCAGATGGAAAGATGGGTTTAGCAATGAAAGCTATTGCAGATGCAGCTACAACAATTGCTGGAACAGCAGGAGGTATGCAGGAAGTTGAACAGGCATTTGGATTAACTGTAAAACAAGCAAACGACCTTATTGATACAAAAGATAAGTGGAAAACTATAATGGACAATACTCAAACCATTGCTGGAAATATAGCTCTTGCTGAAGAAGGTGTAGGAACCATAAATGATAGACTGTCCACACAAATAACATTTCTAACTCAATTAGCTAAACTGTGGGCAACAGTAAGTGTTGCAATGCAAGGAGGTGTTGCTCAACAATCAACTTCAGGTCAGAGTGATTTAGGTGGAATGGCGATGGGAGGTGTCACTACACCAATGATGAGTGGTAATGTTGCGAGTAGTCTTAATGATTTGCCAGCTGCACCAAGTGATATTGATACTTTAGTAGCAAAATTAAGTGGTGCAATAATATCAGGTATGCAAACGGCAAGTTCTACTAATAATTCATCTACAACTATTAATCAAAAAAATAACATTTCAATTCCAGCAGGTCAAGTTGGAAGCACTACTACAGATCTCTATAACAGTGTGTTTGGTTCAATATAATACAATAATTATGAATATAGTACAAAGTTTTATACAATTAGATGGTTATAATTATATGGTTAAACAAGGCACATATACTAGAAATTGGCAAAGACAATTTACAAGTACTTTGGCTGCTAATCTTATTCGTTTAAATTTTGTAGATAGAGGTCCTGGATATATGTATTATGAATTAACATTACAGTTGGTCCAATGGAAACCTGGAACAATTGGTTATAAAGCTGGAATTACACAAACTGTTATAGAACAGATGCAAAATCTTGAAAATTCTTACATGAAGATTTCAACTCCTATACCTTATTTAGATCCATTGGGCAATTCTCCTGAAGGAAATGCAAATGTTTATTTTACAAATCTCGTCCAGACCTTTCCTCAATTTTCTACAAGTGAAAATGTTTATATAGAAGTTCAAATAGAATTAACAGAAGCAGTAGGTTTAACAATAACATAATACAGTCGGTGTATTATTTATTCAAGTTTTATTAATTAATTAACAAATATGAGTATAGCATTCACAAAAATAAATAAGTTCGTTCTAAATGTGGGTAGTAAAGTTTTTAACTTAGCAACAGATCAATTAGCAGTAGCATTGACAAATACTTTACCAGTAGTTGGAACAGCAAATCAACTTTCTGACTTGGTAAGTGTAATTCCTGGAACTAATCTTTCAGGAACAAATCCATTCTATCTTACAACTACTTCCTTTACACAAACTTCAGGAACAGCCACTTTGATAGTTGGCACATTGACTTTGACAGCTACAGGAGCAGTTGGTCCATTTCAATATGCAGCAATATATTCTGTAACAGCAACAAACCATGAATTGATAGGATTCTATGATTATGGTTCACCAGTAACTATGGTAGCAGCAGATACATTTATAGTAACAGATCCAAGTGGAATATTGACATTGGCTTAATAAAAAAATAAAATATGGCAAATAGATATTGGGTAATAGATTCAGGAAATTGGAATGCCGATGATACAACTCACTGGTCTGATACAGATGGTGGAGATGGTGGATTTTCTGTACCTACATCTTCGGACAATGTAATATTCAATGCCAATTCAGGAGCTGGTTCTTATTCAGTAACAGTTGCTGCAGATGTTTCTTGTTTAAATATTGATTTTACAAATCCAATTTCTGGAGTTTTGACTTTTGATCCAAGTGGCAACA